GAACCAGTCACGTTGAACGTGATCTTGTTCGCCAGAGCACTGAAAGTGCCTGGAACAGAATTAGCAACGATTGGAGCGGAGCCGAAGCATGCTGCATCCGTGACGGTACCTCCACTCGTAATTTTGGCGTAGGTAGTGTCTGAATCATTGATACATGGCTTGTAGAGCGACACGTCATAGCTGGCCCACAATTCGCCGATGACAACACCGGCGGTGGTGGGAAGGCCTTGAGTGGCGATTTGGAGCGTTCCAAGATCATACAAGCGTGCATCACCGGAGGACGAAGTCAGGCCATTGCGCACATAGCGCATGGCTGTGGTTTGCTCACGAGGAGCGCACTCGATGGTATGGATCTGAGATACTGACGGCTTAGCCGACACGGAGTATTGAGCATTCTCCATGTGGAACTTGTCGGGGTACTGATCATCAAGAGCATTATAGTCTGTGGCCATTATCACGGATCCGAGACCACCTCCCGCCGAAATATCGGAAGCGAGCGTCTTGAATTCGAATACTAGGCCATTAAACTTGTACTCTTCATAGCATCGGGCGGTGGAGCGTAACCAAGGAAAGGTATTCGCGTCGCCGGGATTGATACGGTATGCGTTGTTGCTGAAAGCTTGCGGGTTTGCGGGAGCGACGATGTCCGTGATATACTCACGATGCATCACGCGTGTTTCCCGACCGAGAGTCCCAAATGAAGGAACTGACTCGCCCGGCTTAATTGCCATTCCCTCTCTGAAGAGGGAATTCGATTGTACTGAGTAGTCACCGAATCCGACTAGCTTGGCCAACCCACCTCCAAGTTTACGTCCCACTTGAGACGCCAAACTCGAACCGGTCGGTCCAAGCGTGCTACCCGCAAAACCTCCAACTTTCCCGCCGAGGCCGGAAAACGTGCCTTTCGGCACGATCTGTTGGAGATAGGGAAGCACATGGTCAGAGTAGTAATCACCTTGCCCAGACATTCGAGCAATCCGCGCATTCGCTGTTTTCTTCTGTTTGTTGGTTTTCTTGTTGCGATTGGACATTTTCTTTTCGTATTGAAACTGGGTATTCCTCTCGTTTTGAGTTTTATATTCTTTGTTAGAACCCGGTCCGTGGGCTTGTCAGGCCCCTAGACAACTGCGCTATGGGGGGTCGTTAATCCCCAGCTTTCGCCGCGCTGCACTTGACGGCGGACCCCTAATAGTCCACCACAGCCAGCAGGTCGAAGACTGGGTCCTCAACGTATGCTGGAAGGGAGTTGATTTGTCCGAGCAACCTCTCAACACGGGAAACATCTTCTGCTGTTATCCCATATCTCATAAAGATTGCTTGGACGGCTTCATCTGGAATCAGTGTCCCACCAGTTGCGGTAGGTTTCTGACTTTCTTCCATTCTCCTCAAAGCCGACGGAGACACCTTGCCTAATCGGCGCAACACCTCAAGGAACGGTCCAAAAATTGGATAGTCCGAAGTTATCGCGCTATAGGAATTGGCAAGGGCCATAGCGCACATTTCGACAGCTTCTTTATCACTGCGTCTTGTGCGCTTACCCCTTCTGGTAAAAGAGGTGATATCCAGCGGATCTGTGATGACCTTGCCAAGCTTCAAAACCGCTGACGGCAAGGGATACCAGACCACTGGACCTTCGATGGTACGCAGCCACCATCCTTTCAAGAAGGTGACATCACGTAAGTTCTGTGCTCCACTAAATTTCACCTTGAACCCCAACATCGAGCCAACCGTTTCAATGGTCTTATCCTGGTTCAGTAACCAGAAAAGCCACATCGTGAGGGTCGCTAAACTGTTGTAGGTGGTGGTTGTAGTGATACCAGTTGGCATTTGTGTTCCGCATTCACCTCTGGCGAAAAACCTCCCCTTCCTGGAGGTATATCCACTGGAACAAGCTTCGTACGCCAGTTCCGTGAATTCTCTCGGAAATCCGAGCGCCCTTTGCACATACCCTTGGAAAATCTTATTAGGACCGTCATCTTGGGTGTGGTCGAAGGCACTCTGATCGGCCTCTCCAAAATCAAATTCTGGATGCAGACCGCCGAAAGAAACGACAGAGTCGTCGCCAGAGGCGACGAAAGTTGGGATACCATCTGACAGCCAATTCCCAACTTGGTTGAGTTGCTGTCCAGTGGATCCGGAAGCGAAAACAAGCCTGATGGCGTGCCCTTCAAAAGTGTGGATTTGCCCATCGAAACAGGCATGCATCACAAAATTCAGGACCCGCGCAAAAGGGGCCATTAAAGCATGAACTTCGGGTTCCAGGTTCTGTATGGCGCGCGGCTTCATCGTCAGCACACCATCCATGTCTTTGGTCACAGAGAGAGTTTCGT